AACTACTCAGCACCTCCGACAGGTTCAATATCTCAGGTATCTGAGGTAAGTTGGCGACTAATGCATCCCTAAACCCCTCAGCCTTTTTCTTAATTTCTAAAAGGCCTGTTGAGTCTATGGCACCAGCGATTGTGTTCTTTACATCGGCCAGTGCTTCTTCGATTGCTTTGGTGTTAATATCGAACTTGCACTTTGTTACATCGAGACTTCCGAGTACAAACGCTGCCGCACCGACTGTGAATTGATCGAACTCTTCGACTACATCGGTATCTTTATACTGTGTCGCTGTATTCGATGTTGGTGTTTGAATTGTAAATGGTATCCGAGGGAGTTGTCTGTTTGTCGTATAGACTAAAGGATAACTTGCATCACCTGATTCGAATAACCACTTATAACTTGTAGTATAAGGTCGCGCCCAGTCTGCTTCACTCCCATATAGAGTAACGAATTGATTATAGTCAAACACCGGTGCATGTAAATACTGAAATGCATTGGTTGTATAATACGTTCCGTCTGCTTGCTTTAAGTAATTAACTCCACCCCAGCCATAAAGACGTTCTGGATCTGAGCCGGAACTTGTACGTGATACTCTAGCACTTGATACTGATCCATCTGTAAAGGAAAGGAGTACCTTCTCGTATGTGGAGTAACTTGTCTGAAAGTAACCACCATAGGTTCGATCATTTGTCGCGCCACTCTGATATCCGAGATGTTCTTTATTCTCGACATCCAATACGAAACTCTTCTCCGATACTGTCTCCTCGGTATTATATCCTGTTAATACACGATCGACTGACGGAGAAGTTGAAGTAATATAAGGATACGCTACGCTATCTCCGAGACGTGTAGGATCATTCGGATCAGGTACGATATCAATCAGAGTATAAGTAACAATCCGAGCTCCGCCGTGATGTATGAGTCTCTGAAAACAATAAACAAAGTTACCAATACGTACTACAGAAGGATAGTTATTCCACTGAGTCCAAGCAGATTCAATCGTCGATATCGAAGACGAATCCGACCATGTACTCGTATAAGAGTTAGTGCCTCTTGCAATGACTTCTGCTGAGCCCTGTGATGACGGTGTTCCTACCATGTGTTAGTATTTATATCATGCTCCGACGCCTGTTCCGCCAATAGGATCAGATACATCGACTCCTCCGCCAGCATCGTTACCATTATTCTGTGTATGTAAGTGTGTAATAAGCGAAACGTTACCTCCGCCTGCTAATACATCACCGGAAGCTTTGAATACAGGTGAAGTACAGTGTATCGTGCCTTCTGACTGGATGTGTATAGGTTCAGAACAGTTCATCTTCATGCTATTCGTAGACGTGATAGTGTGTCTTTGCATGCATATGTCAGTACGATCGCCGATGATTGTCGTGTCGAAACTACTAGCACATGTAAAGTTTACATCGTCTTGTACTGTATCTCGGCGTGTTCCTGTGACTGTGATGATCTGATTACGGCCGATGTTCGTGCCATGATCTTCTCCGATCTCTGCTAAAGAAGAAAGGTGTACTTTCGATAAGCGATTGCCGTGCACTGTCTCGGTATAGTCTCCGACCACCTCAAGATGATAGTTACCGTTTACGAGTGTCTTTACGTCTCCATCAACAGTTAAATTGCAATTTCCAACTATATAGACAAAGTTATCTCCTGCGACAAGTTTATAGCTATCTCCTCTTATACTACATTGTTCTGATCCATCTGCTTGAAACTCATGAAAGGTACCTGAGGCATGTGTATGGGCTATTCTTTCGTATCCGGGTGTATCATCATACTCGATTGTATGGCCTGATTCGGTTTGAGTGGTTTGTACATATTCATATAAGGGATTATATGTATCTTCGAGAGGTTTAGACGACCATGTTTCCGATGTGGGTTTCTCTTCGTCGGTAAGAGTAGATAAATACGATCGACTTGCTACTGGTACATCTTGAATGACAGCGTTTTGTCGGGATGAGATTGCGTTTATGTCTGTCGGGCCGTCGGCTCCTGTGTATCGAATTTGACTCATGATGACTGTGATGATGATTGAATACAACCCAGAACGAGTGTATCAGATTGATTTACATAAAGACCGAGGACGGTACTGCCTCTTTTCAGGCCGATGCTTGCCGATATTCCGGGTAGTCCTGCTGTCGTGGTCGGTAACATAACAGTCGACCAAGGAAGTTCTTGCAGGTCTTCTTCGGTGAATTCGTCGTGTTCGCCGAATATCTGAACACGTACTCTTGAAAGTTCTCGACTATCGTCGACTTCGATCACTGTACCAATAAAGAAATATGGATTCTGTATCATGAATTTGTTTTTGCGATGACGTCGGTTGTGTGCTTTCCTTCTTGGAATGTATGGACCGCCTGAAAAATAAGATAATCACCCGATAGTTTTTCGTCGAAGATGTCTCGTGTCGGATTGACCGATGGATCAAGTGTCTTAGGAAACTGTAATCGAACGGTTCTGCCGGGATTAAGAAGCATGTCACCCATAACACTAAACTGATGGGAATAGGTATCATATGCTACAATCTGTGCCTTCAGTCTTTCTTCGTGCTTTGCTTTGAGAACAGAAAGAGGAGGTAATGTTTCGGGATTATCGTTTGAATCGGGCTGAGTAAATTTGTATGATACGTTTGGATTATAATAACCAAAGGACGATCCGATAATTGGAGTAGGAGAAGTATTAATGCGACGACGAGACTTGGCTTTTGTATTTAAATTCATCTCATAAAGAGTCGTTGGCCCATATCCTTTTTTCGCTTGCTCGATTGGAGAAGTACCAATGTTCGAGGAAAGCTTTACGATTTGTGATGATCTTTCAACGTATTCGAGGTCAGTATTTGGATCCGATTTGAGTTGATCTGTATATGTAAAGGTTCGATATACAGGATTCTCCTCACGATCGTTCATCCAACTCAAAGGCGCGAGATAAATGTGATTCGATAAAGTTTGATAAAGAAAGTAAGGTGTTTCCTTTTCGTCATAAGAGACAGAAAGAAGTTCAAGCGCTGCCTGAAGAGGATTTCTCATACCAAATACAGTGTGTGCACGAGAACTACATGTGTCAACTAAATCGGGTTTTTGAACAAGATCTGTGCCGATACCATTGCAAAGTTTGTGAATAAAGCTGGTCGTTATTCCATTACACACGAGATTTGATTTGACTAAAGGTGCATTATACGCATGAGCTGACATACCAATCAGTGTATAAGCATGCACTTGAGAGTCTCCTCGGGCATAATCATTTATTTTTGTCACATGCATTTGATATTCATGTGTGACAGGATCGAGATCAAAGACCTTTGTTTGGAATTGAAGTGAAATAATTTCGTCACCCTTTAAGTTAAACTCTTCAAGGAAATTGTAGTCATCCCTTATACCAAGCTCAAAGACAAGAGTTGGATTAAAAAGACTCTCATGTATACGTACATATCCGACAAGTCGACGAATATCGACTACGTCCCCTCCTTCATCAGCATCACGGCGATATATCTCGCACCTTTTCAGTTGATAGGCAGAGTCCTTTAAAGAACTACCGCCTTCACCGACATGCGACCTTGTGAATTCATTACTCATTTAGTAGTCTTTTATAATCTTGTGCAAACGAATCAATGTATGGAGCTGCAACGACTTTAATTGTTCTTCGATCGTCGTTTTCTTCTATGATTTCATCCTCATACGAAACATAGGATGTTGATTCGGGCCCTGACATATATTCGGTATTGCTGTTTAAATAATATGCAGGTGCATTCTTACCGTCTTGCCAAAACTGTGAATTAGTAATTTCGTATCTGCCATTTGCGAATGTTGTTAAAGACATATTACGATATTCGGTTGCTCGACTAGGTTGTAATGCCGTAGCAGTTTCAAGAGTTTCTTGAATAAACGCGGTTTTAAGGCCAACCGGTGTAGTCGAATCTTCAAAGAATTGAATGCTATAGTTTTCTTTTTGTGACGAAGAGGTATTAAACATTGCAGTCTTTGATTCGGCAGAATATTTTGTATCAAGAGTTCCACCATCGCCGACCTGATCATTATAAGGATCATAATCAGAAGACCATGTCAAGGTGGAATTGTCGATCCAAATCTGCGAAAGGTTTGGTTCAAAGTCAACTATTTTAGCGTTTGCAAAGACTTTGACCGAAACTGAAGCATCTGTTTGTAAGGTGTCAATAAGCAAGCAAAGACGTAAGTATGGTAAGTACTTTTCGTTTGTGATTGGTATGCCTAAAGGAGTTGTTTTGTCACCTTCACTTGGTGCATCTTCGAAAATTGGAAATCGAAATGCCGAAAGGTTTTTAAACTGATTGGTTATATGCTGGCTTAATTCAAAATCGCTTTTCGGCCATGCTGACAAGCCAGACTTTAGGTCATCATTTGCAATAAAAAATGTCCAGTAATAATCAGGTGTGCCATATAGTCTTTGTGATAAGTTATCAGGCCTTTCGCCATCAATGATATCCACGTTTTGATACGCATAAAGATCATCAGCAAACTTTTCGACCACATCAACATAACGAAAATAGTCTGTGATCTGGGATTGTATAGCATCATTCTCAATGCTGTATGATGTTTTTGGAAATTGTTTAAAAAACATAACGATTAATTAGAATTTGTCATTCCCTCTATTAGACCTTCCACGGTATAGAGTTCCCCATCACCTGGAGGTTGAAAATTGCGCAGTATTGGTGAACCGCTATTATCAAAACGTACTGTGCTTTCTGATTCTGAAGTTTCAGCGGGTGCACCAGCCTGTTCACCGCTTATCTTATTATAAATGTTTCGTGTTGCCGTCTTTAAGCTTTGTTTAGTTGATTCTAAAGAAGCTAAATCAGGGTTAGTACGCTCACTGTTATTATTAAGGTTAGCCAATTCATTGCGAGTAAGCACCTTGGTTTCTTGGAAAGAAAGCGAAACATCGACCTCGTATGGTGACATGTCCTTACGGAAAGTTGCACCGGTTGAATTAATTTGTGTATTACAGCTTGTCAAGTACGACGTATAAATTTTAGGAATATGCGTAAGCTCACTGCCATTTGGATTCATGAATTGTATTGTCCATTGATTAGGATACTTTAGCATGACCTTTTGTCCTCCAAGTTCTTGAGCATAAACCTGTTCTTGGAAATACTTTTGAATTTGACGAATTGATTCGACTTCCTGTCTATTTGAACCAATAAGCTTAAATGAAAATTCAAATGATCTTAATGTATTTCCAGTAAAAGCGGTGTTTGTTCGAGGATTAACAACTCTTCTGCTTGTAAACTCCAGTCCTTGTGCAATTTCATCAGCACCAAGTTTACGTGCAGCGAGAATGCCTGCACCAATGGCACCGCCTGATAATGCCTGATCCCTTGCACTTCCTGCTGCGCCACCTAATGCACCACCAATCGAACCTAAAGCACCATCACCCGATTGAAATCCTTCGATTCCAGCCTTTGTAATATCTGCAAGGGCTGCGATCTTGCCCATATCAATCGTCGTATATTCGGCGCCATCACTAAACGAAATGCCGGGAGGACATGGTAAAGAAATATGCCTTAATATTTCGTTTGGATCATTTGAATGACAACCAAATCGAATATATGGTCTATTATAGATTTCTAAATCTGATGGAAAGAAAAGATTAGGCCCGCCATCCGATAAAGATGTTCGATTGCCACTTACGGCTTGGACCACTGTTTCAGCGAGCTCTCCTTTAATTGCGTTTCCTACATCTGCAAATGACATATAAATAAGCTTAGTTAAGTCTATTTATAACGTTTACTGTGGCATATTCTGGTAGATATAATGTAAAGAACAAGCGTAAATACGAAGGTGATCACGCAAAGGTAAAGTATCGATCTCTTTGGGAGCGCCAAGCGTTCAAGTGGTTGGATAACCATAAAGATGTCATAGGTTGGAATTCAGAAGAGGTTGTTGTTCCATATCGTTGTAAAACTGACGGTAAGGTACATCGCTATTTTGTTGATCTGTTTATTCGTATGAAGGACGGCAGAACGTATCTTATCGAGATTAAACCAGATAAACAAACTCGTCCACCAAAGAAACGTTCTCGTAAAACAAAGAAGTATTTGACAGAGGTTATGACATATGCTAAAAACCAGTCAAAATGGGAAGCAGCACAGGCTTATGCAAATAAGCGAGGATTAATATTTCAGGTTTGGACTGAAAATACTCTTAGGGATTTAGGAATTAAAATCCTGTAAAACGTATAAATAGATATATGAAAAAGCTCATCGAATCAGTCTTAAACGTTCTTCTCCGTGAAGACTATGAAGATAAACTTGCTCGGGATGTTCAGTCGCTTAAACGTATTGGATGGACACTGGATAAAATTTCTAAACATCTTGTCATCTCGAAAGATTACGGTGATGTTAAAATTACTTCAGACAAAATTAAGGATATTTTCAAAGGACCAAAGAAGGTCATAAAGAAAAAAATTAAACCACTTAAGCCGACGCCATGGCCAAAGGATCCAAAAGGTAGTAAGACAAAAGATCCAGTCTATGCAGAAAATTGGTTTGCTCAAGCTGTTCGTGCTGAAATGGATTCGGGCGGATCTCCGGATTGGTCTCCAAGTGAAGTCGTTCAGGTAATGACTACTGCAGGATTCGAGGATGAGGTTATTCGTCGTCTATTGAAGAATATGGACATGCCTCACCCTGATGATCGTGTAAAAAGGAAAGGTCCGCGTAAAATTGCAAATGGCCGGAGGCGCATAAAATAAGTCTAATGGCAACCTTTTTAAATAAACTTGAAGATCGAGCAAACCTTTCCGGTATTGAAAGAAATACGATGGAATCGCTGAAGTGGTTTCAGAAAGAGGTTAAGAATATGCAGACTCCTTCTCGAGCAAAGCTTTTAAAGGATAAGAATCTTACGCCAAAGAATAGGCCTTTAGTTGGCCGTATGTTCTTCTATCAATACGATCCTAAGCATAAGAAAACATTGCCGTATTACGATAGGTTTCCTCTTATCTTCATGGTTGATAAAGCAAAGGACGGTTTCTATGGTTTAAACCTTCACTATCTTCCACATAAGTGGAGAGCAATTTTCTTTGATAGACTAACTGAATATACTAACAATAAGAAATATAATCAAACGACTCGTTTAAGACTATCATATGATTTACTTAAGGGCAGTTCGAGATTAAGGCTTTTTGGTCCATGTTTCAAACACTATTTGAAGGACCACGTTAAATCACGAATTGTTGAAGTCCCAGCCAATCATTGGGAAAGTGTTTTGTTTTTACCAACAGAACAATTCGTAAAGGCTAAAGCCACATCGATTTGGAATGATTCACGCAAAAGTTTCTAAAAAATATGTCACTCATTAACGATATTAAAAACACGATCAATCCCGTAACTATTGATCAATTTAAATCAACGATTGGAAAAAGAGGAGGGCCATCTGCTGCTAATCGTTATTCGGTTACTATAACACCTCCTTCTCAAACGCTATTGAATCTTGATCTCAATAGTATTGCATCATCCGCGTTAAGTGGCAACTTTAGTCTTGGCGGTTTGGTTAACGATCCACGAGACATTAATATTCTTTGCGAATCATGTTCTCTGCCAGGAAGAGCAATTCAAACCGGTGATTACGATGCCCATAACCGTGCAACTCGTAAGTATCCTTCAGGAATTATCGAAGAAGATGTTGAGTTTACCTTTTTACTTACAAACGATTATTACGCTAAAAAGTTTTTTGATCGATGGATGAGAAGTGTTATCGATCCTGTGACAGAGCTTATTAGTTATCGAGATGAATACGCCACTGATGTTTATATTCAACAACTCGATAAAAAGAATACGCCAACATACGGCATAAAGCTTTTAAATGCATATCCAACTAGTATATCGAGTATTGAATTAAGTAATGAATCAACTGATGCTACTCAATCGGTAACAGTAAGTATGACTTATGAAAGATTTGAAGTCGAAGGTTCTATCAAATCGATTATAAACAGTACAAGGGATAAACTTTCTATACTTCGAAGACTTCTCTAATAATATCATTGGCCTTGATAGTCTAGATTGAAACGCTAAGATGCGTAGTATTCCTTTGTATTTAGAATATTATACCAAAGATTATATAATCTGTAAAGGAAAAAACGTTTATAAATAATTATAGTAATTAAAAATATCATGTTACCCACAATTGAAACACCAAAATATCAGCTCACGGTACCTTCAACCGGCGATATTGTTGAATATAGACCATTCCTCGTAAAAGAAGAAAAGGTTTTAATGATTGCTCAAGAAGCAAATACACAAACCGCAATGGTTGCAGCGATGAAGGACGTGATTAAGTCATGTACACTTAATAAGGTCGATCTTTATGAACTTACGATGTACGATTTGGAATATATTCTTCTTCAAATTAGAAGTAAGAGTGTTGGCGAATCTGTCGAAGTCGGAATTCAGTGCGACCACTGTGAGGAAGTCGTTCCCGTCACTATTGACCTTTCGAAAGTTAATGTTGTAGAAGGTAAAAAAATCGAAAATAAAATTCAACTTAGCGCCGAAATCGGCATTACGCTTAAAGCGCCATCACTCAAGGATGTTGAAAAATCTACAAAGGGAAGTAATAAGAGTGCCATTAACGAAGCAATGGTTTCCGTTATTGAAAGTGTTTATGATTCAAATAATGTGTATCCATTAAATCAGGCCTCGCCTAAAGAAATTGATTCGTTTATTGATTCATTAAATAGTCAACAGGTCCTTGAAATCCAATCATGGGTTGACAATCTTCCTCAGCTTAAACACGACGTCGAATTTAAATGTAAGAATGGTCATACTACTAAGAAAACATTAAGTGGTCTAGCAGATTTTTTCGGCTAGCCCTTTCTCATAATAGTTTAGAAAATTATTATCATATTCAGTTTTCATTAGTACAACACCACAACTATAGTTTAACAGAACTTGAAAATATGATTCCTTGGGAACGGGAAATTTATTTAACACTATTAGAAGACTTTATTAAAGAAGAGAAACAAAGGGCAGAACAACAAAATGGCTAATCAAGAATACATTACAAGAACAGATCTCGAAACTATTATTCAAAGAGTTAGAATCGAAAATCAGGAGCAAGAAGTTAAAATTGCTAATGCTTCCGAAATCACTCGCCCTCTTATTGAAGAAGAAAAAAAGAAATCTCTTAAAGAAATCGAAGACAAACTTGAAGAGCGTTCTGTCTTTCAAAGTATTGGCGATGGTATTGGCTCACTTAATAAGTCTATACTTAATGGCTTTTCTGGTTTGGCAGATAGTTTAAAAGAAAAAGGAAAATCTGCACTCAGTGTTCTTGGTAATTTGGCTGGAATTATAGCAGGATTGATAATTACTCCTCTTATTGCGTTAGGAGGATTTTTTGGTCAACTAGCCACAGAAGTTGCTTTCCTAAATAAAATCACAAAAGGCAAATTAGGTCTAAATGCCCTGAGTGGCTTTCTTAGTAAAATTGCCAATGTATTCAATTCGATTACTAAAATATCAAAGGGGAAGGGATTCCTGCGTATTGTAAAGTTTGCAGGTAGCATCGGTAGGATTCTTGGAAAAGTATTTTTGCCAATTACGATTCTTTTTGCAATCTTTGACTTCGTCAAAGGATTTATGAAGGGCTATAAAGAGGATGGCATCATTGGTGGTATTACCGAAGGTATAATTGCAGTGTTTGATGGACTCGTCGGCGGATTACTTCGTCTATTAGCATGGATACCTCAAAAGATATTTGAACTTCTTGGTCTAGACAAACTTGCTGCAGCGGTAATGCCAGCGCTTGAAGGTACTTTAGATGCAGTTAAAAACGCATTTAGAGGTCTTGTTGATGTTGTTGTTGGCATATTCACCCTTGACGGCGAAAAAATTAAGAATGGGTTCGGCCAATATTTAGATGCAATGATATCAAGTATGACTATGCCCTTTAAGTTACTCAACGCATTTGTTCAAGATATTTTTGGCATTGAAGATCCATTCGCAATGATAAAGGACTCAATTGCAAGTGTGTGGAGAATGATTACGCAATCATTCGAAAGGTTGAAGGAAGCTGTTCCTAAGTTTCTTGCAGAATCCATTTCAAAAATCCCAGGCGGTAAGCAAATTTTAAAAAGTCTTAATCTTTTTAAAGATCAGCCATCCCGCGTAGTAAAACGCGCGCCCCGTCAGCTGGGAACAAACTATATGTCTTTAGGAGGAATGGCACCTCCGCAAAGGTCTCAACCAATAAGCGCGAATACACAAACAAACAACAATGTTTCGAATAATGTTTCTTATAACATTCAAGGGAATACTAACCTTGCCAGTGATGCACTCAATTTTGCGACTGGATCATCCACAGGGTTTTACGCGCCTCGCTAATATCTTATGTCACGAAAAAAATTCGTAGAAAATGAAAACGCGTTTTCACTAACGCCAGATTTTGAAAAGTCGATTTCTTTTAATAAAAGAAATTTTAAGCTTACACCCAAGCAGCGTCTATTTTTAGACATGGTATTGGATGAGCAAACTAAAATCATATTTGTTTCAGGTCCCGCTGGTAGTTCAAAAACATACATCAGTATGTATGGTCTTTTACAATTGATGCAAAAGGATTTTAGTCGGGATTTAATTTATGTAAGAAGTATTGCTGAAAGCGCCGATAAAGGATTAGGAAGTCTGCCCGGTGATATCGCAGAAAAGTTTGACCCCTTTCTCGGCCCGTTATTTGATAAGTTACAGGAAATCCTAAGCCCCGGCGATGCTGTTTACTTACGCAATAAAGAAAAGATATCGGGTGTTCCAATTAACTTCTTGCGTGGAGCAAGTTGGAACAATAAACTTATATTTGCAGATGAGGCCCAAAACTTTACGTTAAGCGAGCTTACCACACTTATGACTCGTATTGGTGAAGGAACAAAAATCATTATTGGTGGTGACTTCTTTCAAAGCGATATTGGAATAAGTAAGTCGGGCTTTAAAACGCTTTTCAATAAGTTTAATGATGATGCCGCAAAGAAAGCCGGCATTTCATGTTTTAGCTTTACCGAAGCTGATATTGTTCGTAGCAAAATTCTAAAGTTTATCATCAAAAGGCTGGAAGAGCCAGACGCAAAAAAGGGAGTAGCCAATTAAGGCTACTCCCCTTGGATTTTATTTGTGTATCATGAATTCGCGAGTTTCGCGAAATAACTGAGTGAGTCATCTTCATCCGCTGGTGCACCACTCGTTCCTTCATCCTCTGAAATAGGGAAGTTCTGTTCAACCTTTTCTTCGGTATAAGACTTAGTGGTATTCAATTCCACTTGTTGTTCAGTAGTCAAACCGCTTGCCACTTCAGCTTCGCCAATCACTTCAAAGAGCTTACGCTTTAGATCAGCATAAGACTTATAGTTTTCGGGATCAGTGAATTCAGACAACTTGTGAAGTTGATTATAGACTTCTTCAAGGCGACTTTCATCACCATCGAAGAGACCGCCTACGTTATCAAACTCGGACTTATCGTAATTACGATATCCTTCAACTTGACGAATCTTCAGCTTGAAGTTTGCGCCTTCCCAAAAATCAAATGGATTGACAGGCTTTTCATCCTCGAATTGAGGTTGCATTTTGTCCATGATTTTATCCATGATTTTTTTACCATACTCATAAAGGAATACCTTACCTTCATTTTCAGGATTAGCCGAATCAGAAACAACAAGAATGTTGGAAACGTGATGAAGTCGACGTTTACGAGAACGTGCGATTTCCTTATCTTCTTCACGTCCAGTATTCCAGAGTTGCGAATTCAATTCTGAAACTGGATCTTCCTTACCGATTGAAGTCAAAGACTTTTCAATGTACCAACGACCAGTTGATCCCTTGAATCCATGATCCCAATAACGTACCCAAGGAAGATCATCACCTTCGGCACCAGGAAGAAAACGAATTACAGCGTAGCCGTTACCAGCTTTATCGACAGTGGGTTTCCAGAATCGATCATCGCCATAATCTTTCTTTTCTGTTGTTGCTTTAGCAGCTTGAGTCAACTTAGCAATTGCTGACTCACGATTTTGTTTTAGTTTTTCAAAACTCATAGTATTACAATGTTTGGTTTTTAGTTTAACAATATTTAGTTTGTGTCTTAAGTATTATAACAAAAATATTTACTTTTGTACATACTTAAATTCTATTTATACTAACTTTTAAATATTGAAAGTATAGTATTTTTCGCCTTAGACAATGGAAGTTGTTTTCTTTGCATAATGATTCCGTATTTAAGAAGCATATTAATAAGATCACTATGAACACCCAGCGGATCACTCAGGTCACTTCTAAGAGGCCTTAAGAAGTTAACCAATAGATCCACCAATATGACCGATTCGAAGTGAATCTCGTCAGCCCTAAGTGATTCAAGTAGTATATTATTGCTATTATCGTCAGACGTTGTGCAAATCTTTTCGAAGCTATGGCCCTGATTGGCCATAGCTTTCATGTCTTGAGTAAACGTATATGAAAGCTTATCGTGTCTAGCGATATAGTTTCGGTATATGTCATCAGACATATTACCAATCCAGACGTTTAAATCGCAAATAAAATTTGCGGTATAGTAGTCAATGAGTTGGGACTGGTCGTATCGGCGAGAAAGCTTTTCAAAAAAATATCGATCTTTCCTATTCTCAAATGTAGACTGACGTATGGAAGTCTTAAAGTTGTATTTTACTGCGTTATAATCAGTTTGCGTAAAATGTAACTTCAGGGATTGGTAGATCTGAAATGCGTTATAGCCATTCATTATCCTTGGCCTCGATATTTCTTTTTATAGTTTTTAGATTGTTTATGATTAGAAGATTTTGTTTTGGCGTGAATTCCTTTACGGCGAATTTTTGGTTTTTCTTCCTTTTCTTTATTCTTATTTTTCATATTAATATAGTTCTGCAGTATCAGATTTAATAATGTTGCGATCAACGGCCTCGACTTCAAGCTTATTTTTAAGAGGACCTTTTACGATCTTTGCGATATCTTCTGGATCGATTTCTCTATTTTCGCAGATTTCAATGAGTGCTTCAGTATAAGTTAGTCCATCACCGTGGACAAGCCTTTCGACTTGAACTCTTAATTGTTCACGTGTGATTGCTGGTATGATTGAGATCTTTTTCTTCATAGTGTTCTTAGAATAAGTGTGTCTTTATTGATTCGTCCTTTTGCGATGGTTCTTTTTGTTTTAAGATTATCGAGCGCCTTGGCGATTTGTCTTTCTGTTTTTGCCACGATAATTGGTAAAACATCCTTAGGCTTTCGTAAAGTAAGAGCAAATGAGTTTTCAGCATCAAAGTCTTTAATTGTGCTACCCGAGCACGCGAACCCATCACGAGTTCGTGCTTTAAGTACTGTAAGCCTACGATATTTCGTATTGAAGATATACAGCATATTGGCACCAATTAATCGTGTAGGATCAGCCGATTGAACACCGTATTCCTTTGATTCGTTAAGGTAATTCAAGCGTTCAATTTGCTTGCTTGCTGATTTAGTCCTTTTGGCTCTTGGCTTGCGTGCTGACGCCTTACTTGCTTTATACAAGATAATGTCATTAAGTAAATCGTCTAAAAGCGAAATACGTTTGCGCAATGCGGGCTTACTTAAATATGAATATCCTTCCACGAGATCAGGACATGTTTTTTCAAATGCCGCGACATATTCAGATTTCTTTCCTTCGATCCATTCCTTTATTTGCCCAAGATTTGCGACTGGAATATTTTCACCACGAAGAATAGAAGTGAGGTTGATTTTTCTAACGTTTGCCTTTTCGTTATATGTCCATTGATCTAGCATAAGTTCAAGTTCGGTAAGAACATTTTCTCTCACCTTTTGTTGCATAATTGCATGAACATTAACCTTTGGCTTTTTTGTTGATTCCTTTTTATTAGAAGATTCAGATTTATTTGTATGAGCATCAGAAATAAAGACATTAATGCCTTTCTTGATTTCGCTTTTCAGATCGCGAGTATCATACTTTTTATAAGAATCTTCCATTCCCATATTAAACATTCGGCAAAGCTTGCCAACCGTTGAAACATTGGCAGTCGATTTCGGAATAAATTTAATCATATCGACTTTAGCTTTTGGCCAACCATTGTTTTTCATATATTCAGCAATGATTGGAATAAAGTCGTCTCGATCAAGATAGTAGTTAAGAAAGCCCAACGATCGATTAAATCTTTTGAAGTAGTCGTCCTTGTCTTTAACGTTTTTCCACGTCACTTCTTCGCCAGTCCATTTATAATCAGGACTAGCGATCAATCCAGTTTTAAGAAACTTTCTTGTCTTAATTTTCATAAATGTATTTTAACAAATAAATTGGCAATTGTAAATCTTTTTATTTGTTTTCGTTGTTTGAACAGCATGGATCAGCGGACGCTATGCGCTCTTGTCCTGTTGGGTTCGCGTAACAATCGGGGAGCCTTTTCCCGTTGCGAATAATCCATGCGGGCGCTGCCGCTTTGACTATGGAGCGAGCCTCTTTCATGTTCGGGGCGATGGCCCTGATGGGGCCAATGTGTCCTCC